CAATGCGGGTCAATTGACCCTTTTTGGAGACGCTATAAAACGTCTCAGAAAAATTAAACCCCCCCGATATAGTATCGGGGGCTTCGGACATTGGGTTATATGTGATCTTCATTTTTAAATTCTCCTGTTGGTTATAGTCTGCAAAATACAGACCCCTAAGCTCACGGCATGAGCTTAGAGAGTGCATTTAAATACCAGCCTTTAAAATCTTATCGGCCGCGCCAAATATTCGCTGTGCTGACTTGTCGCTTATTTCGCCGCCGGATAACCAGCCTTGGATGTAGCCCCGTGATTCAATCAGACCGGGCAGGCCAAGCACACTGCAAAGAATATAAGCCACTGACTCAGCTTCAACTTCGCGGATGTCCTTGGGTGTACGGTCATCATCGTGCATGGCGTTTTCTGTAGTGTGACCCAGAACCACGTGAGCCAATTCGTGAAAACGGGTTTTATGGGGCAGTGCGGCTACTGGATTGATTGCAATATTTTTGCCCTGCGCATAGCCCTGAGAATTACCATTTGGCGAGTCAAACCGAACTTCAGTTATATCAAGGTTTTGCAGTGCTTTGCACTTGTCCCAGTTAGGCACTGGAATTTCATTTACATAATCCGCGCCTTCGGTCTGATCTAAGGTAAACCAGTTGTTTTTAAGGGTGAACCATTGAAAGCACTCGCCCGTCTTAGCCCCAGCATCGTCTTTTTTATTGATTGTCACCGGCATAACCAGTGCAATAGCTTTTTCGCCTTTCTTAACTTGGCGGCCCAGCTCAGACCATCTTTTATATGTAGCTATCGGTGCCAAGCCCATGCCGCGCCCTTGGAGCTGTGACCAAGCCAGCAGTTGGTTTCCCATGCTGTAATTGTGAAATGCACGATAGCATGAGCTGATAACACCAGGCTGGGTTACAGCATCAGTTAGCATTGATGACCATGCTACGGTCTTTTGGTTTTCCATGTTTTCTCCAATAAGGTTATCGGGACAATTCCCGCCACTGCCCACAGCATGGGCAGGGACTGGTGCTGTCTTATGCAAACATTGGCTCAATTGCAGTAAGGATCACATCCTCTGCTTTGTATGCGCTGACACCACCACAAGGTTCAAAGACTGCACCAGACTCGCATTTGATGCGGAAAGCATCGGCAGTCTTCCAGTCTGCAAAGCGCAAATAAGAGTGATACAGGCGACCTTTAAACGGGCCATCAACGAAACGCTTTGAAAAATTGACTTGGTATTTGTACATGATGTTTTTTCCTGTTGTTGATGCTGCACCGTGCTGCATCATGCGTTTATTGTAACGGATTTTGTAGCATTGCAATGGTTATTTCATACGGGTTTACCCTTACATTGTTTACACTGTTTATGCACTGTGCATAGTGTAAGATTCGGACAAAACCAAGGGTAAACCCTTACACTGTTTGCACTACTACCTTAAGGGTAGTGCATAGTGCATGGTTACTCTTGTGCATTTTTTGGTGGAAATGACGTGGTTAGGGTTTACCCTATGGTTTGGTGGTTTGGGTTTGGTGTTTTACAATTTGCTTGTGTACGCAAAGAAGGATTGATGATGGCTTATGCGATTGAGGAAGTGGTGGAGATTCAGGAAAAGCTATTGGCTGAGATTCAGACCGGGCGCAGCTTGCGTCAGGTATGCAAAGAGGAAGGAATGCCTCATCTCGCTACAGTGCTCCGGTGGGTCGCTTTGGACGCTGACTTTGCGATCAAGTACGCGCGCGCTCGGATGGCCCAAGCTGACACTTTGTTTGATCGAATGGAAGAGGTGGAAGAACAAGTCAGCGCCGGGACGATGGATAGCCACGCCGCCAGAGTAGTTCTCGACTCGATGCGCTGGAGAGCCAGCAAGCTCGCTCCCAAGGTCTACGGCGATCGCCTCGATGTCAGCGTCAGTGACAACCGCATAAGCATCACGGGCGCCCTCCAGGCCGCGCAATCACGCCTCATTGATGTCGTTGACATCACGCCCCTTGCACTGCCCAATGCATCCAGTGCATCGACCAGTGCATCAGACAACGAGGGGGAGGGGTAGGGCCGAGCGCATAGGGCCAACGGTAACGGATGCTCCACGAACAATTTTTTTATTTTTTAATAAATAAAATGCCTTTGGCATTTATTAATATTATGCAAACCACAATATACAAACCAGAAGATGAGCAAGAGTTAATGGCAAGGCTTTGGAGTCCGGTGTTAAAGGATAATCCACTGGCGTTTGTGAAGTTTGTATTTCCTTGGGGTGTGCCTGGTACTCCGCTTGAGCATTTTAGTGGTCCAAGAAAATGGCAAAGGGAGATATTGCAAGATATTACTGACCACATTGCTGAGAATAAATCTATTGGTGAATCTAAATCTAACCAAGAGATAATGTACAAAGTATTGCAAGAGGCAATATCAAGTGGACGGGGTATTGGTAAATCGGCATTGGTTTCTTGGTTAACTATATGGATGTTAACGACAAGGATTGGTTCAACAACGATTATTTCGGCTAACAGTGAGAATCAGTTGAGGTCAATTACTTGGGCTGAGATTACCAAATGGTTGGCTATGAGTTTAAACAGTCATTGGTTTGAGGTGAGTGCGACAAGGTTGGCCCCGGCAAAGTGGTTGACTGAGTTGGTGGAGAGTGATTTGAAAAAGGGCACGAGGTATTGGGGTGTTGAGGGGCGGTTATGGAGTGAGGAAAATCCGGATGCTTATGCGGGGGTACACAACTTTGATGGTGTGTTGGTGATTTTTGATGAGGCGTCTGGTATTGCGGATCCGATTTGGTCGGTTACTGGTGGATTTTTTACGGAGAACACGCCCAATCGTTTTTGGTTGGCGTTTTCGAACCCAAGGCGCAACACGGGGTATTTTTACGAGTGCTTCAATAGCAAGCGGGATTTTTGGGCGACTAGGGTTGTGGATGCTAGGACGGTGGAGGGCACGGATAAGGCGGTGTATGAGAGGATTATTCAAGAGTATGGTGCTGAGAGTAGTCAGGCGCATGTGGAGGTGTATGGTGAGTTTCCTAGTGCGGGGGATGACCAGTTTATTTCCAGTTTGGTGGTGGACGATGCGATGAAGAGGCCACTGCACAAAGACCCGTCTGCGCCGATTGTGATTGGGGTGGACCCTGCAAGGTTTGGTGCGGATGCTACGGTGTTGGCGATTAGGCAGGGCAGGGATATTGTCAAGATCATTCGGCATCGGGGGGACGACACGATGACGGTGGTCGGGCATGTGATTGAGGCGATTGAGGAGTGGAAGCCTGCGATGGTGTTTATTGATGAGGGCGGGTTGGGGGCGGGGATTGTGGACCGGCTGAAAGAGCAGCGGTACAAAATTAAGGGGGTGAACTTTGGTTGGAAGTCTAAGAACCCGGCGATGTATGGGAATATGAGGGCGCAAATTTGGGGGGATATGAGGAATTGGCTTAAAAGCGGCAGCATTCCGAATGACAGGTTCTTGAAATCTGATTTAATTTCGCCTATGATGAAGCCGGACTCCAAGGGTTCAATATTTTTGGAGTCTAAAAAGGACATGAAAGCGCGGGGGCTGGCTTCTCCGGATGCTGCGGATGCGATAGCGCTCACGTTTTCGTATCCGGTGGCGAATCGAGATTACAATTCGCGCATTGAGCGCCGTGTGGTATCTGAGCGCGGCATGGTATCAACTTCTTGGATGGGAAGTTAATTGCAATTTGAAGGTTGTTAAGCCAGCGTTCAAGGATGTTTCAGCAGGGATTTTCTGGCTTTCTCCCCTGCCTTGACGAGACCAAATTGAGACCTTCATCTTTTTTAGGAGTTAACGTGGCAACTAAAAAATCAGTATCACTAAGTGTAGGCAGGGGCGAGAAGTTGCCTGTCTCTAAAGGTGCTGGATTGACTGAGAAGGGTCGCGAGAAGTACAACGCGGCCACTGGCTCGCATCTTAAAGCGCCAGCGCCTAACCCCAAGACCAAAGCAGATCAGGGCCGCAAAGATTCATTTTGCGCCCGGATGGGCGCCGTTGCGGCTAATGCCAAAGACGGTGAACGCGCCAAGGCGGCGCTTAAACGATGGAAGTGTTAAATCATGGCAACTAAACCTGGCTTGTATGCCAATATTCACGCAAAGCAAGAGCGCATCAAGGCTGGCTCTAACGAGAAAATGAACAAGGTCGGAAGCAAGAACGCACCGACGGCTAAAGATTTTAAAGATTCGGCCAAAACGGCTAAGAAGGGCAAATGATGCCACTTGTTAAATCTAAATCGCCCGAGGCGTTTCGCAAAAATGTCAAGGCTGAAATGGCGGCGGGGAAACCTGTTAAGCAGGCCGTGGCCATTGCTTACTCTGTTAAGCGCGAAGCCCCCAAGCCAACCATGAAGAAAAAATGACCCCAAAAGCCCTGCAAAACTGCATAATTATGGACCGTGATGTTAAGACTCACGCTTTGTTTGTTCTCACTACAACTGAGAAACTTCCAACGGGTGTGATAGTATCGGCTGGGCCTGACTGCAAAGAACTCAAAGTTGGTGACCAGGTATACTTTGATGTAGGGCAGGAATTTACGCACATGGGCAAAGAGTATGTCCTGATGCGCGAACCTCACGTTTTAGGGGTCTTTAATGGCTGATCCAACTGGAATGGCCGCTGTGGCTAACGTAGCTGCTGGCGGCAAACCACTAAAAAGCGACTCAGACATTCTGACCGTTGCGCGAAGCCGTCTGGACATGGCCATTTCCTCGCTTTCTGAAAGCCGCGAGGATGAGATTGACGACCTGCGGTTCTATGCCGGTTCTCCAGACAACTGCTGGCAGTGGCCAGCGGACATTTTGGCTACCCGTGGCGCGGTGCAAGGCCAAGCGATTAACGCACGGCCCACACTGACCATCAACAAGCTGCCCCAGCACGTTCGCCAAGTCACCAACGACATGCGGCAAAACCGCCCAGGCGCTAAAGTCATTCCTGTGGATGACAGTGCTGATGTTGAGGTGGCGCAAATCTTTAACGGCATGATTCGGCACATTGAGTACATCTCTGATGCTGATGTGGCTTATGACACGGCTTGCGAAAACCAAGTTTCTTACGGCGAGGGGTACATTACCCTGATGACCGAGTATTGCGACGACAATACGTTTGACCAAGACATTAAGATTGGCCGTGTGCGCAACTCGTTTAGCGTTTACATGGACCCGATGATCCAAGACCCCACTGGCGCTGATGCCAAGTGGTGTTTCATCACTGAGGACTACACAAAAGCCGAATACGAGCGCATGTACCCTGATGCGTCGCCCGTTTCTACTTTGCAGTCGCTGGGCGTGGGCGATCAATCAATCAGCAACTGGCTGAATGAAGATACTGTACGCATCGCCAGCTACTACTACGTTGACTACGACAAGACCACGCTTAATTTGTACCCTGGTAACCAGTCTGCGTTTGTAAATACGCCTGAAGATAAGATGCTCAAGGGCATGTTTGGCAAGCCGGTTAAGTCTCGCATCTCTGAGCGCCCACGGGTCAAGTATTGCAAAATTAACGGCTACGAGATTCTTGAAGAAAAAGAATGGGCAGGCAAGTGGATTCCAGTTATCCGTGTGGTTGGCAACGAATTTGAGGTTGATGGCCGTCTGTACGTGTCGGGTTTGGTGCGTAACGCCAAAGATGCCCAGCGGATGTACAACTATTGGGTATCCCAAGAGGCTGAGATGCTGGCCTTGGCCCCCAAGGCTCCGTTTATTGGTTATGGCGGTCAGTTTGAAGGCTACGAGGACAAGTGGAAGACTGCTAATACCAATAACTGGCCCTATTTGGAGGTTAATCCAGACGTTACAGACGGCCAGGGCGCTGTCTTGCCACTGCCACAGCGTGCGCAGCCGCCAATGGCCTCCAGCGGCCTTTTGCAAGCCAAGGCAGGAGCTGCTGAAGACATTAAAGCCACCACTGGCCAATATAACGCTTCTTTGGGCATGGGATCAAACGAGCGTTCGGGCAAAGCCATCCTTGCGCGTCAGCGTGAAGGCGATGTGGGAACATATCACTATGGTGACAACCTTACCCGTGCCGTGCGCCATGTGGCCCGTCAACTGGTTGACTTGATTCCAAAGATTTACGACACCCAGCGCATTGCCCGAATCATTGGTGAGGATGGCGAGACCAAGATGGTCAAGATTAACCCAGAGCAGGCCGAGCCGGTTAACAAAATTGTTGACCAAAACGGCATTGTAATTGAGAAAATCTACAACCCCGGCGTTGGCAAGTACGACGTCGTAGCGACCACCGGCCCTGGCTACGCGACCAAACGTCAAGAGGCACTTGAAGCAATGGCACAACTGTTGCAGGGTAATCCTCAACTGTGGACTGTGGCCGGTGACCTGTTTGTCAAGAACATGGATTGGCCAGGCGCTCAAGAGATGGCTGAACGGTTTAAGAAAACTATGGACCCCAAACTGTTGTCCGATAGCGATGAAAACCCAGCGTTGCAAGCCGCACAACAGCAGATGCAGGCGATGGGCCAAGAGTTGGAGCAGATGCACCAGATGCTGCAAAACGTGGGCAACACCATTGAGATGCAAGACCAAGAGCGCAAGGATTTTGAAGCGCAGGTTAAAGCATACGAGGCTGAAACCAAACGTATTTCTGCCGTGCAGGCATCAATGTCGCCAGAGCAGATTCAAGACATTGTGATGGGCACGGTCCACGGGATGATTACCTCTGGCGATCTGGTTGGTGAGATGCCTGGCCGCGAACAAAATGAAATGATGCCAGAGAGCGCAGAATATGCACCGCAACAAGGAATGCCACCGCAACAAGGAATGCCACAATGAAAGCTGCTGATTTTTTAGGTCTGTTGTTTTTGGCCCGTGATGTAGCGCACAGTGTTCACCTGAACACCCGCAGTTTTAGCAAGCACACGGCGCTCAACATTTTCTATGACCGCATTATTGGTGCTGCTGATGACTTTGCTGAGTCGTACCAAGGCCGTCATGGTTTGATTGGCCCCATTACCCTGCACTCGGCCAAGAAAACAACGAACATCATTGAATTCTTGGAAGACTCATTGAAGCAGATTGAAGATGCTCGGTATGAGGTGGTTGACAAAACTGATATGTCGCTTCAGCAGCTGATTGACAACATCATTGAAATTTATCTGCGTACCCTGTACAAACTTAGGTTCTTGGCATGACCGTAGTAGTTACCCATTCAACCCCGTCGGATGCCTCATTTAGCACCACTGGTGCTACGGCGTGGGACGCAACTCATACGTTGTCCGGTGTGGGCACTATGGCGGGTCAAGATGCAAATGCTGTGGCCATTACGGGGGGTTCAATCTCGGGTGTTTCAGGGCTTGTCACAAGCGTTACAGGAACTGCGCCGGTTGCGTCTTCTGGTGGCGCAACTCCAGCTATTAGTATGGCGGCGGCCACTACATCAGTTAGCGGGTATTTAACCAGCACTGATTGGAATACGTTTAACGGCAAAGGCTCTGGGTCAGTTACTTCTGTTGCTGGTACGGGAACGGTTAACGGCTTGTCTTTGTCAGGCACGGTAACAAGCTCCGGCAGTTTAACCTTTGGCGGCACACTTGATCTGTCTAGCCCACCAGCTATTGGCGGCACTACTCCTGCTGCTGGTACGTTTACTACGCTAGTTGGAAGAACTAACC